TTGGTTAGAGACACCATAGTTAGAGATCTTCCTGCCCCGACAAACCCTTATTAGGAGTTATTAAAATTGCCCAAGCGTAGAAATCAGAAGCCTCGTAAAGACAAGCAAAGAATTCAACCGCGTAGAAAAGAATTAATAGCCAAATCAGAAAATCAAGCGGACTATATTAGATGTATGGCAGAAAGCGATGTTACGTTTTGCTCTGGCCCCGCTGGCTCAGGAAAAACCGCAGTTGCGGTGGGTTTAGCATGTCAACATTTTCTAGATAGCAGGGTTCAGAAAATTATTATAACAAGGCCGGTCGTTGAAGCTGGTAGAGGCCTTGGCTTTTTGCCCGGAACTCTTACCGAAAAAATACAACCATACCTAGTTCCCGTGGTCGAAGAAATGAAGCTATATCTAGGCACGGAAACATATAACTCTGCCAGATCTAATAACTCTATTGAGTTATGCCCATTGGAATACATGCGTGGGAGAAACTTTCATGACTCATTTATGATTCTTGATGAAGCTCAAAACGCCACCTATGAACAAATAAAAATGTTTATAACCAGAATAGGTCTTGGTTCAAAAGTTGTAATCAATGGAGACATTGATCAGACAGACCTAGACTATCGCTCTGATGGAGGCTTGGATGTGTGCATGGATAGGTTAAACGATGTTGAAGGAGTATCTATTTGTGAGCTAGATTCAAGTGATATTGTTAGAAATAAAATTATCTCAAAAATACTTTGTAAATTATGAGTAGTTTCCTTGACTAACAGCTTATAATATTGTAGAATAAAAGGAGACAGAGATGCCAACCTACGACTTCGAGTGTCAGGCGTGCGCGTACTACACAGAAATATTTCAAAGACACAATGATCCAGAGTCTCACGAGTGTCCGCACTGTGAGAAAAACACTCTAGTTAAAATCTACATAAATGCTCCAGCGATGTTTGTTAGGGGTGAACCTACCACCATAGGACAGCTTGCAGATAGAAATACTGAAAAAATGGGCAGCTATGAAATGTCGGACAAAAAAGAAAAAGACGGTATAAACAAAAGTAGAGAGGGTCAAAAAACACGAAGTATGCATAGAAAGATAAATACAATGACCGAAACGCAAAAACTGAAGTGGATACGCAATGGAGACTAACAGTTTAGAAAGGCGGTCGTGTCCACACCACGCGACAATAACGCTCAAGATTGATATAAGAAAGATGAACAAAGACGGAACTCTAGACTCAATGGTTATGGGAAATTCGTTACTTTCTAAATATAACATGTCTACAAAAGCCCAGATTTGCATAAGCGGCCCCACTGAGGCCGACTGTATAAAAATAGTAAAAGAAAAATTGGAGAAACTCAATGGCTAGATGGGAGAATGAAGATGTTGCTGGGATGAACATACCAGATCCAGAAAAGATTGAGACAAAGTTTGTCGACCTAAACGGCAAAGACGCATCAGAAGAGAGGGCCGTAGCGAAGAGCGTTGAGTCCTCAAGCGGATCTACCTCCTTCTATATTAAGTACGGAAGAAATGAGCTTCTAGACCCACATCAGGCGGATTCGTCATACGCTTCCGCCCGTAGACAGTCCCATATGTATAAGTTTAAGAAGGTGTCACAAAAAACCTTTGAAAGTTATACTAAGTACCTTGAGAGCAAAAACAGATTGTATTTTACCAAAGCTAGAAGATTTTTAATGGAGACGTAAGATGAAAAAGGGACCACTCTCTAAAAAAGAGAAAGACTTTATTGATAGCAACAAGTCTATGAGCACAGAGGATATCGCTAACACGCTTGAGAGATCCGTAAAGGTTGTTTCTCGCTACGTTGAGATTAACGATCAAGAAAATCCCACTCGCACATCAGAACTTTTTGCAAGAAAAGAAGATCGCGGCGTTACGGTAATGACTGAAGCGGCTTCCACGGCAGGGGATGACAATAAGAGTCGGAGAAAAGCAGAGTCTCCAAATCCAAAAAGATATGAAGGGGTTATTCACAAGATTAAGGAAGACTAATATGCTCTGCACTGAATTTGATGGTTACATGAAGACCCTCTGTCATCACGAGCTAATGATTAGCTGGCAGATAACGCTTACAGATGGAACTACTGTATATGGCGATTACGAACGGAATGGTTTTGACAATCCTTGGACAAGGTTAAAAAAATATTGTGAAGAAAATAAAGTTCTTCCGTCTAAGGTTCAACTCTATATGTTTGGCGCTACACAGGAAGTGTTTTTTGAGGACAGCTCGGGTCTCGATGGAATCTCTGTAGTAAGAGGCGTAGCTCAAGATCAAGCTATTGACGGCTCCTATTCTAAATCATACCAAACGCTGACGGTATGCCTGTTGAAAGATGATTGTTCTGAAATAGATGTACGCAAATATGTTTGGCCTCATAACGAGTTTGAACAACGTGTTTCTACTAGAAAGTTATCTAAAGAAAATTTGAAAAGAATGATTTTTAAAAATGGATCAAAAAAAAGAAACAACCCGAAAGTTCAAGAGTGCCTCAACCGGACAGGAATGTAGTTCTGCTCAGTATGCTGCCGAAAAGGTTTGTATACGTAGAAGCGAAAAAGAAAACCGGGGCAGTTTAGAATATAAGTTTTGGAGCAAGTCCCATACCGAAGAGTATCAGACTCAGGTGCGGGTTGCACATAAGCTAATAAAGAAGTTCGGAGAAGAGGCTCTCATACGCTACATCAATAGCCCCGGCGCAAGAAAAGTATATTCGCTGGGGTTTCTGCACAGCTCTGGCAAATTTGTTTTACCTCTCAATTTTGTAGAAAGAGGAGTAACTAAGGCTCTTGAAGAACTAGAAAAAGAAAAAACCAAAAAAAGGAAAGTGTTGAAAGTTCCAGAGAGTTCCCAGTATAAAGCTAGAGCTCCACAAAAGAAAAATACATTGTTTTCAAAAATTAGGAATATAGAGAATGGCAAAAACGACAGAGAAGAAACCTGAATACCTAGCTAAAATCTTCAAAGAGTACGGCAATATAATATCTAATGGTCTTGACGTCCTAGAGGAAAAAAAGAACTACAAGACTATCTCTATTAGCCCAGCAATTGATATTGCTCTAGGTGGAGGCATAAAGGAGGGTTCTTGGCTAACACTCACAGGAGATCCTAAGAGTGGAAAAACAACTACCGCTATGCAAATAGCTGCCAACTGCCAGAAAGAAGGAAGGCCCATTATCTACCTAGATGTAGAGGGTAGATTAAAGGATATGAACTTTGAAGTGCATGATCTTGACCCAAGCAAGATGAAGATTGTACACCCAGAAGATACGCCTCTTCCAGCAGAAGATTTCTTGGACGTGGCACATAAGCTAATGAGCCACCCCGACTACTATGGAGGAGTTCTCATAATTGACTCTATCTCATCTCTTATTCCGGCAAAAGAGCTAGATGGAGATATGACTCCGGGACGGGCAGGCCTTCCAAAGGTTCTCTCAATCTTCACCAAGAAGATAGGACAACTTCTTCCAAGACAGCGAGGGCTGATCATTGCTGTAACTCACTACATTGCAAATACGGCTGGTTTTGGTAAGCACAAGATGTCTGACGGAGGCAATAAGATTCAGTATCAAGCAGACACAAGAATGGAGATTTCTGGCGGAGGAGAGAGAGTGTCTGCGGTTTCACCTTGGACAAGCGCGGGTGGTGATAGAATAGGACAGGTAATAAACTGGAAAATAATCTGTTCCTCTATGGGCCCTCCGGGCGGGCAGGTTCAGAGCTATATTAGATATGGTCATGGTATAGACAAGACTCAAGAAACACTAATGCTTGCTTGTGACTTAGGATTAATACAGAAGGCAGGAGCTTGGTTTAACTGCGTATTTATGAGTGATTGTAAAAAAATAGCAAAGAAGATAAAGCCAGAGGTAAATGTTGACGATGAAGAGGCTTTAGGGAAGGCTTTTAAGTTTCAGGGTCAGGATAATCTTTACAACTTCTTGGCAGAAAAACCCGAGCTGGTCAAATTCCTAGAATCTTCTATCAAGGAGATGCTCAATGGCTAAAAAGAAACCATACAAATCCACTGGCACGGATGAGAAAGAGCTTCAAGAGCTAAAAAAACACTCAGACATGATAGAGGGAAAAGTTAAGGTGGTAATTGAAAAGTATCGTAAGTGGTGGGACAAGGATAAGAGGACATGGAAAAAAGGATTCAAAGAACATGGGAATTCGTGAAGATCTTAGTGAACGTTACGGCGATGCTCTTTTGTTTGCCGATGGTTATGACTCTGCTATTATTGGGGTGGCTATTGGATTTGACAGTGAGAGAGTTATTTATGATGTGCAAAAAATGATAGAGAGTGACGTAAGGGAACGTGAGATTAGCTATGATGAATCTCAAGAATGGCTTGAGTATAATACGTTCGGAGCTTACGTCGGGGAAAATACTCCAATTTATATGGAAGGGTGTTTAGATGATAATTAAAACTGTTGGTGTGATTGGACAGGGTTTTGTTGGTCGGGCTCTAAAAGAAGAATTCTCACAATATTATACGGTAAACACATATGATAAGTTTTTAGATGGATCTTGCACGCACGATTCAATAGTAAACCTTTGTAATGCGTCAGACGTTGTATTCGTTTGCGTACCGACACCAATGAGAAAAGATGGCTCCTGTGACATCTCGGTAGTGGAGCAGGTTTGTTCTGATGTGGTTGCTGCGGGAGATGACCATTTTGTTGTTATAAAATCTACCGTTACTCCGGGAACCACAGACTACCTAAACGGTAAGCTCGGAACAGATAAGATTGTATTTAATCCCGAATTTTTAACCGAAAGATTTGCAGCTAGAGATTTTAAGAATACTAATAGGGTAATACTGGGTGGCGACATATCTGCTACCACATCCCTAAAACAGTTTTACTCACATGTGTTTCCAAATGTAAAGGTTATAAAAACAGAATCCACAGTTGCTGAATATGTAAAATATCTATCTAACTGCTTCTTGGCGGTAAAGGTTTCGGTTGCTAATGAATTCGCTAAACTGTGCGAGGCTAGTGGCGTTGACTATGACAAGGTCGCAGAATACGCCAACTTTGACCCTAGGCTGGGAGATACGCACTGGGTTGTTCCGGGGCCAGACGGCAAGAAGGGGTTTGGCGGGAGCTGTTTTCCTAAAGATATGAACTCGATCATAACCCTTGCAGAAAAGATGGGGACGACATGTCACACGCTTCGTGGGGCTTGGGAGACCAATCTAGAAGTTAGGCCCGACAAAGACTGGGAAAAGTTAAAAGGGAGGGCTGTGGTATAACGCAGGGTTTAAATGAACTTTCTATTTGACATAGACGGAACGCTTACGCAACCTAGGCGTAGTATGGATAAGGATTTCAAACGGTTTTTTGGACAGTGGACTGTTTTCAGGCAGGGCTGGTATGGGGACAAGGTTTTTTTTGTAACCGGATCAGATAGAGAAAAAACAATACAACAAATTGGAACCCCTCTCTGGAGATGTGTTAACGGCTCTTATCAATGTTGTGGCAATCAGCTCTATAAACAAGGACGGCTGGTAAAAGAATCGAAGTGGCAAATATCTGCTCATCTTCGCCTAGACTTACACATCTTATTGGAAAAGAGTCCTTGGTTTGGAAAAGCTAAAAACAATATAGAAGAACGCATTGGAATGGTGAATATTACCACTCTAGGTAGAAGTGCAACAAAGAGACAGCGCCAAGTATACTGCAAGTGGGATAAAGTAATTGGCGAGCGAAGAAGTATTGTAGAGCGATTGTCTATGTTGTATCCCAAGTTAGAGTTTTCAGTTGGTGGCGAGATAAGCATAGACATCTATCCAAAAGGAAAAAATAAATCACAAGCCCTTCTCGACATGACAGGAAAAACCGTATTCTTTGGAGATAGGTGTGAGCCTAGCGGGAACGATTTTCCCATATCTTCTAAGTCTGATGTCTGCTACCATGTTTCCGGATGGGAAGAGTCATATAAGATACTAAGGGATAAATACAATGATTATACAGGGTCTTGATGGAAAAGAATATAGCTGGAATCCGTCTGCCAGTCAGGCAAATTCACCTAAACTATCTTCTTTACATATAAAAGCCAAAATTTTACTTGACAAACTCTTTCCGTATGATAGAATACTGGAAGAGGTTTCACTAGTCGGAAGTAAAACAGAGAGACGGAGCGGCACCTTAAGGGCCGATCTTTTTATACCAAACAGAAATCTGTTAATCGAAGTTCATGGCGAGCAGCACTACAAGTTCAACAAGTTCTTCTACAAGGACAAACTGTCCTTCTATAGGGCAAAAGCTAGAGACTCCGAAAAAAAAGAGTGGTGCAACCTAAACGACATTACGTTAATAGAGTTTAATTACAACGAGGATGTAGATGACTGGCGAAGAAAAATTAAATGAGTTCGTACAGGCTATAGAAGATTGGATTTCTTGCAAAAGCATCATAAGTCCAAAGGAGCCAAACAAGAACCTCTCTAGAGTTTTAGCATTCACCTCGGAGACTCTAAAAATCTTGACTGCGGAAGAGTGTTTGTCTTATGCTTATGAGCTTCATAACTACGGCGAATATTTAGAATCAGTTAGATCAAAAGAAAATGCAATTTTAGAATGGGCAGATTCTAGTATTTGGTATATAATATCTACAGTGATGCAAAACTATGGAACGCAATACACCAAGTGGCAAGAAAAATATTACTCTGCCATAAAAGAAAATCCTCTTGCTTCCGAGATACTAAAGGTTAAAAACCATGCAGAGGCTCGGGTTAAGATATTGAGTGGCAAGGCGGACAGAATACAAAACATGGCAAACGTTTTAACAAATTTATCTAGAAGGAGATAAGCATGGACAGACTTGAACAAGCCAAGAGACTGTTAAAAAACGCCATCGCTACAAACGATGCGGAACTAATATCGCTGGCCAACAATCTACTAGAGCAAGAGATAACTCCCGCCAAAGCTGAAAAAGTATCAGCTCCTACGGCCAACAAAGATGAGTCTGAATTTCTTTCCCCGATAGTTGCCACCGACACAATTGAAACCAGAAAGGGTGGCGTTCCAGTCAACGAAGTAAAGGGTAGATCAAACTCTTTCGTTGATAATGGAGTAGACTCTAAAGATATTACAACTCCAGATTTTCAACCAGTAGAACGAGGAAGATCAACAGTGAAGTACGTCGAGCAAAGCTGTCAAAGATGTAACAAAGAGTTTTCAATACATCCAACCCATGCAAGAGAATTTTATACGTGTGACAAATGCCTAGGAAAATAACAAAAAAAACGCTTGAAGATCTAGCTGCCGAAAGAGCTGTAATAGCAGCGCTTTGCCAATACGGCCTTGACGCCTACCTAGAAATAGACTTCATTCAGTCTGATCATTTTACCAATGACATGAATCAGCTTATCTTTAGCTGTGTCCAGAAGTCAATATCTGACACGTCAAAGGTGGAGCTTTCTTCAATCCTATCTGCCGCAAATGATCTTGGGATTTACGACCAAATCAACACGAAAGATGAAATAGGGTTTATTAGATCGCTATTTAACTTTCCAATCCTTAAAGATAATCTAGCGATTCACGCCTCTAAGTTGGCCAAGCTTAAATTAGCTAGGGATCTTAAGCGCACGCTCAAGGCTTGTGAAAAACATCTAGACTCACTCACGGGTGATGAAGACATAATGGATGTAATAGCCAAGGTCGAGGAGCCTATTCTAGATGCTACCGGAGATATCCATAAAGGTTCTAGCAAACAAACAGAGCTGATTGGTGAAGATATAGATGATTACGTGCAGTATCTAATAGACAACCCTTGTGAATTTGCAGGTATTCCAAGCGGGTTTTCTAGATTTGATATGGCTATTGGAGGAGGCTTAAGAAGAAAGTGTGTTGATCTTGTTGCTGCTCGTCCAAAGGTTGGAAAATCTATGTTTGGAGACGCTGTAGCTATGCATGTTAGCGGCGAGCTAAATATACCAGTATTGGTTCTTGATACGGAGATGTCTAAAAAAGATCATCACAATCGTATGCTAGCGTGCCTCTCTAGTGTGGAAATTAACAAGATAACTACGGGTAAGTTTGCCGAAAGTGAAATTGATAAAGAAAAGGTTTTGGTCGCAAGAGATAGACTGAAGGAAATACCCTACCATTATATTAGCATTGCTGGAGAATCATTTGAAAATATTCTAAGTCAAATGCGTAAATGGATATATCAACATGTAGGATTCGATGATGAAGGACAAACAAAAGACTGCCTAATTGTATACGACTACCTTAAGCTCATGGGTTCCGAAGGCATTACGTCTTCAATGCAGGAATATCAGGTTCTTGGTTTTCAAATCACAAAGCTCCATAACTTTATGGTCAAATACGATGCGCCCTGTTTGGCCTTTGTGCAACTTAATCGAGATGGTATAACGAGAGAGTCTACGGATGTGGTTTCCGGATCTGATAGGTTGATATGGCTATGTACAAGCTTCTCTATTTTTAAGATGAAGTCCGACGAGGAAATGGCTGACGACGGTGTAGATCACGGCAATAGAAAGCTGGTGCCCGTGGTCGCTAGGCATGGAGAAGGTCTTGATGACGGCGACTATGTTAGCATGAAGATGTTTGGTAAGTATGGGAGAATTGACGAAGGTATGACTAGAAATGAGATACATGTTGAAAACAGATCTAGAAATGAAGGGTTTGAAGTAAATGAAGACATTGACGAAGAATCAGATATTTCAGATATGTGAGAATCTCTTTGAGAGACTTCCCGATCTTTTTAGGTCTCTAGACATAGAGTACGTAGAGTATCCTAATAGATTTTCTTTTGCATGTCCTGTACACGGAGGAGATAACCCTGAAGGATGTAGCGTCTTTACAGACGGCTTAACCTCAAAGGGAAACTGGCAATGTTGGACGAATCATTGTGAAGACGATTTTACCAATAGTCTTCTTGGCTTTGTAAGAGGTGCGCTTTCTCAAAATAGGGATCGCAAAGTCTCCATGAATGAAGCTGCGGCATACTGCTCCAACTTCTTCAACATAAGTATTGAGGATCTGGACAAAATAGAGGAGCGACAACATCGAAGCCTAAATGTGGTGGACGTTTTTAACAAAAAGATAGATCGAAACATCCTAAGTATATCTAGGGATGAAATTAGATCAAAGATACAGATACCATCAGAATATTATATTGGAAGAGGATACCAATCAGAAACCCTTGATATGTTCGATGTGGGGTTTTGCTTAGAAAAAAATCGCCCAATGTCCGGAAGAGTTGTTGTCCCAATCTACGATGAAGGCTATAATTATATAGGTTGTGTTGGAAGGGCTACAGACGGCAACATGAACCCAAAGTGGCTACACAGCAAGGGATTCCGAAAATCAATCCTGTATGGCTTAAACATAGCTTCAGAATATATAAAAGAAAGCAGCTCTGTCATATTGGTAGAGGGGCAAGGGGATGTCTGGAGGATGCATGAGGCCGGACTCAAGAACTGTGTTGGGATTTTTGGATCTAGCATCAATGAAGACCAGCTATTACTGTTAGAGCAAAGTGGCGCATTAAACGTTATTATACTTACAGACTCAGACGAGGCCGGAACAAAGGCTTGCGAACAAATAATAAAAAAATGTGGACGAAGATTTAATTACTACAGACCCGACATCTCAACGAAGGATGTGGGGGAAATGTCCATAGAGCAAATTAAAGAAGAACTGTATCCCCAATTGAAAGGTTTATTCAATGAAGAGTAGAATATTGGCGTTTGCCGGAAGCAAGCAGTCTGGAAAAAATACTTGTACAAATTTCCTACACGGATACCAGCTACGTGCCCAGAGGATTATAGATGATTTCGGCATAACTGGTGATGGAGACCTTGTTATAGGTACTAAGATTATAAACGCTGAGGGAAAAGCTGAAACGGGAAAGGCTTTTCTAGATGTTGGTAGTACTGATCCTGAATTCGCAGAATGGGCATCCTATAACATGTGGCCCTACATCAAGAGCTATTCGTTTGCCGCACCCCTTAAGCAAATATCTACCGCCCTGTTTGAATTGGGCTCAGACCAAGTATATGGAAAAGACAATCAAAAAAACAGCGCCACCATATTCAGATGGGAAGAAATGCCCGCGGTCATCACGGACGAAAAGCTAGCAAAACAAAAGGACATAAAAAAGCTCATAGATACCGGAGTTTTGAGATATCATAAACCGGGCAGGATGAGCGCGCGAGAATTCTTACAATTCTTTGGTACTGACCTTTGTCGAAAAGTTTATGAAGACGTTTGGCAATCTAAACTCATTAAAGACGTTCTGGCTGAAGAGCCCCTCATAGCCGTTATTGACGACTGTCGTTTTCCAAATGAGGCTACAGCCATTCAAGAATCTAATGGTAAGGTGATTCGACTAACAAGAAACATATTTAAAGACTCCCATGCAAGCGAGCAATCCCTGTCGTCTTACGACAACTTTGATGGTGTTATAGATAACGCCAACCTGTCTATACACGAAACAAATGTTGAATTGATAAAACTTTTGAATGAATGGGGATGGCTAGGAGCAGAGATTACTCCCGATTCAGAACCAGAGGAAAAACCGCCAGAGCCAACACTAGTTGGTGGCATCCATAAATTTAAAGAGGAAAAATAATGATAGTAACATATGTTCGCAGTTCTTCATACAATAACTATGATTACTGCCAGATGCAATACTTTATAACATACGCTCTTGGACATCAGTCTATTTCTGGCAAAAAGGCACAATTGGGAACGATAGTTCACAAGGTCATGGAGTGTTTGGGATCTTGTAAAAAGAAACTACAGGAGGGCAAGAAGACAGGACTATCTATCACCGACGACGGAATAGGTGATATTGAATTCTCAAAGAGGACTCTGTATACAAAGAAGTTTGTAAAGGAGATGCTTGATAGAAGCTACGAATACTACACCAAGAACTGCACCCATAACTATACCGCGGCAGATATGAAGTTCTGCAAAAAATGTGTTGATGATGCACTGGAGTATAACGATGGTCAGTTTGATCCCAGAAACAGAAACGTGGTTGCCTCAGAGCCACAGTTTGATATTCCTATAGAAGAAGATTGGGCAAAGTATAAATACAAAATGCCTAACGGGGAAATGGTTGAGGGACAGCTAGCAATCAAGGGAACCATAGACTTAGTTACCGAAGTTGAAGATGGCGTAATAGAGGTTGTTGACTGGAAAACGGGACGAAGACTAAACTGGGCGACCGGAGAGAAAAAAACTTACGAGAAATTACTTGAAGATCCGCAACTCTTATTGTATAATTATGCTATATGTAAACTCTTTCCAGAATACAAACAGGCCATTATGACGATATATTATATTAAGGATGGTGGCCCATTCAGTATGTGTTTTGACAAGTCCGATCAAGAGAAGTTCTTGGGCATGTTGGAGAAAAGGTTCAAGCAAATAAAACATAACGAGTTCCCTAAGCCCATATCACAAAGAAGATCACACTTTAAGTGTACAAAGCTGTGCCATTTCTACAAGAACAACTGGCCCGGAACCAATATCTCGATATGTGAGCATGTTGAGGAACATCTAAAAGCTTTCGGACACGATGACACTGTGGAAAGATGTACAAAAGACGGATTTGAAATAGGCTATTATGAGGCACCGGGATAATGAAACATTATTATGAAGACTTAGAAGGATGGTGGGGAGAACTCGATGCGTCTTTTTACACCAAGATGGTGGAAAGGTCCAACAGCGGCTCTCACTTTGTAGAGGTGGGTTCCTTCAAAGGTAAAAGCTCGTCATGTATGGCGGAACAAATTATTAGCAGTGGTAAAGACATAAGGCTCGATTGTGTTGACACATGGGCGGGCTCTGAAGAGCACCAGAAAGAAGGCATCGCAGAAGACCATAACGTGGTTGCCGGTGATTTGTTTCAAGAGTTTCTGAAGAACACAAAGCGGTTTTCAGATGTAATCAACCCAATCAGACTTCCGTCAAAAGAAGCCTCTACGCTCTACCATGAAGAATCCCTCGATTTTGTTTTTATTGATGCTGCACACGATATGAGAAATGTCTTAACGGACGTAGCCAGCTGGACTCCAAAGGTCAAGAAAGGTGGAATAATGGCCGGACATGATTACGGAGGTGGTCACATAGGTGTTACCGACGCTGTTGATCTATATTTTAGAGATATTTTACAAGTTGAGGTGCAGGTTTTTGAAGACTGTAGTTGCTGGTTTGTTGACAGGAGTTTCGATATCCCTACTGGAAAGAGTTTTCAAGATGGGTTGGCGAGAGGATTGAAAGCATGGAAGAAATAAAAAAAGATAGCAAAGAAAAAGTGATTCTATGGAAGGCTGAGGACAATGATTGAAATAGAAATAACTGAAGACATGAAGAAGAGGGCTTGGAGAAAGGCTCGTGAGATGGGCGAAATAAATAACTCTATTACAAAGGGTGATGGAAATATTGCCGGATTCTTAGGGGAAGAAGTCGCTAATCATATAATTAAAGGTGATATAAACAACACATATGACTATGATATTATAAGTGACGATGTTACATACGATGTTAAAACGAAACGGTGTACCAGCGAGCCAAAACCCTACTACGAATGTTCTGTCGCCGCGTTTAACACCAAGCAGAAATGTGACTATTATGTTTTTGTTAGAATAGAGAATATAAACCGAGTATGGACAAGAGCGTGGGTTCTTGGAGGTCTATCCAAGGAAGACTATTTTGATGGCGCTAGGTTCTTAAAGAAGGGCCAAAAAGATGGCAGCAACGGCTTTTATGTGAAAGCGGATTGTTACAATATGGAAATTAAAAAACTTCAATCATTGGAAGACTTATGCCCGCAGAAGTAGTAGACTTAAATAAAGAGTTTCATCTGGGAAATGGATTTACGCTGGAGACAGTAAAGAGGCTCGCCTTTCTACTGAGCGATGAATACAGGATTATAGTAAAATATGATCTTGGTTGCGATATGCCAAAATACAATGACGACAAATTAAATATAGTGTTCGCGACTTCTAGAGAAACGCACGACACTCCAAATGAGTTTCATAGAAATGATGTGTTTTTAATATTCCAACACTACTTTATGCTAGATGAATGGGGATACCCAAGACACAATCCTCTCGTCTACCCTCTTCCTCTTGGTACATTTAGAGACATTAGTCCAACCATTGTAAAACCTTTGTCGGAAAGAAAATACGACTTTTCTTTTGTGGGACAAATACCAGACACTGGCACGAGAGACTGCTTCAAGAGACACTTGGACGAGATGGCTGAAAAGTCTGAGTCTAGTGGTAAGTTTAAGTTCTTTGTAAAGTACACAGACGGCTTTTCACAGGGTCTCGCGGCTGAAGAGTATGCAAACATACTTTCTGAATCAAGGGTCTCTCTGTGTCCACAGGGGGCTCACAGCGATGAGACGTTTAGATTCTTTGAGTCAATACTTATGGGGGCTGTTCCCCTCGTAGAGAGCCTTCCTCGCCTTTGGTATTACGAGGCTGCACCACACTTTAAAACCAAATGGAGAGACTTAGACAGAACCATGTGTCAGGTGCTAAACTTTTTACAGGCGCCAAGTTGTCGCAAGTTTCTATATGAGATTGCCGACTATTGTAATAACACTCTCAGCCCACAAAATCTAGCAGAACACCTCAAGTCAAAAGTTGAAGTGGCTAAAACAAATTTGAAATCAAACAAAAAACAACTTGAAGCGATTAGGAGATCATTGAATGAAATGGATACCATTTAACTGCAAGACACACTTTAGTCTGTTAAAAGCGTTTTCAAAGTGTGATAAACTTGCTGCAAAGTGTAAGGAGTACGGATATCGCGCCTGTGTGATTACTGACATGGAGTGTCTGTCTGGAGCTGTAAATTTTCACGAGTCCTGTCACAAGCACGGCATCAAGCCTATCTTGGGTTGTGATTTTGGGACACACCTCCTTATAGCAAAGAATAAGGATGGCTGGTTTGACCTGATTAAAATAGTGTCGCATGGTGGCCTTGCGTTGTTTCAGGATCTTGCCAAAAGGGGAAATCTGATATGTATAACGAATGAACATCAGGCCGGATACAAGAAAACATTTGGTAAAAATTATTTCTCTTACGGCTACAAAGATCGTGGCGTCTACTACGTTACAAAAGACGAGGCGGAGGCCCACAGGGTTCTTCTGTGTTCCGGAATGAAGACAACACTGCCCAAGATACAGTCGTTAATGAACAGTGGCGAAGAGGTGAAAAACAAAGAGTTCTTCACTAGCGATGATTTCTACCTGCCGGAACCCGATGAGGTTAAAGATTCAGACGAGGAAATCCAACTCTTAAACAAAATCTGCGACATGTGCGAGAGTTATGAGATAGCGGCCAAACCTATGCTCCCAAAATTTCAATGTCCAGAAGGAGTTGATGAGGACGAACACCTAACAAATCTTTGCCGAGAGGGCTGGAAAAGCAGGCTTATTCCACAGGGCAAGATTGCCGACCCAGATAAGAAGCAGGAATATCTTGACAGGATTAAAAAGGAGCTTGATGTTATATTTAAGGCGAGTCTTTCTGGGTATTTTCTGATTGTTCAAGACATCATCAATAGCGTTAAGGAAAGAGGATGGCTGGCTGGGCCGGGACGAGGCTCTGCTGCTGGATGTTTAGTGTCGTACCTTATTGGTGTCACTGAGGTAGACCCCATAGAGTATGACCTAATTTTTGAACGGTTTTATAACGAGGGAAGAAACACGGAAGACTATACGTCCCTACCAGATATCGACATGGACATTCCAGCCGAACATAGAGACGAAGTAATTGACTATATTAAAGAAAAATATGGGTCAAATAAGGTTGGACAGATGATAACGTTTGGTAGACTTCAAGGCAGGGCTGCGTTAAAAGAGGTGCTAAGAATCAATGATGCCGTCTCGTTTATGGAGATGAACACAATAACAGAAAGCATACCCGATGAAGCAGTTATTTCCGACCAGCTTGAGCTCATGGAAGACAAATCAATTATTAGGTGGACATTGGAAAATGAGCCCGACGGACTCAAGAACTGGTGCTCAATAGACGAAGATGGAAACCTTGTAGGATCTCTTGCCCATATGTTTGAACAGGCTATCAAAATAGAAGGCACAAACAAATCACAGGGTAAGCATCCTGCGGGGGTTATTATTTCTAAACACATACTCGCTGATACCTGCCCAATGACAATAGACAAGACCGGAGACCCTATTGTAGCCTTCGAGATGACAGCTCTTGAAACTCAGGGACATGTAAAGTTTGATGTTCTTGGTATCGACTTACTTAGTAAAATAATGGACATTGCATATGAATAATAAAACATCGGAAACAAAAGAAGACTACAAGTCTGTAATCTTTTCTGGGTGCTCAATAGAATCAAATGGTATATCTATATGCAACCTGAATAACTACACAAGTAGGGCTGTTGTTCGGGCTGCCAGATATCAGGTCTGGTCTGATAAACATAGGATTTACGAGATGTACCATAACATAGATGACGCGGTAAATAAATTTTTGGAACTTAGAAATAGAGGTTATTGAAATGGCAAACTTTAGAGATATTATTGTATTTGACTTTGAAACTGGTGGAGCGAATCCATACACATGTCAACCAACCCAAATAGCAGCAGTGGCTATTCACGCAAGAAAGCTTGAGATTCAGCCCGGCGGGATGTTCAATAGTGAAATTAGACCAATCATTGACGACGACAAGGCTATCGCGGCTGGCGTTGGACCGTTAGAGGAGAAGGCATTAGAAATAACAAGAAAGACTAGAAAAGAGCTTGCCAAGGCTCCCCTTCCTAAGACAGTGTGGAAAAAGTTTGCAGGGTTTTGTGATAAATACAACTGGAAGCATACTTCCTATTATGCACCAATTGCGGCTGGTTACAATATCAACGGATTTGATATGCCAATCGTTGAGCGAATGTGTCAACAGTACGGACCCGTTGATGAAAAAAAGGGTCGGCAAAAAATCTTTAATCCCATTTTTACAATTGATGTCATGCAACACATATATTGTTGGTTTGAGAACAATCAAGACGTCAAGGGCTATAGTATGGATTACATGCGCGACTACTTTGGAATGGATCAGTCTAGCAAGGATAATGCCCACGACGCACTGCAAGACGTTAAGGATACTGCAAATCTTATGATTAAGTTCCTAAAGTTACAGAGAAGCTTATTGAAAAAAGTAAAATTTGAAAAGGCATTTGCAGATGGAAACGTCTACGTATAAAACATGCAGTAAATGTAAGCAGGATTTAGCTAGAGGTGATTTTTCTCCCGCTGGTGGTGGCAAATACTTAAGACCAGAATGTAAAGCGTGTGCCCGAAAACTAGCCAAAGAAAGAAAATTACTGAAATTAAAACACGGGCTACCTCCAGAAAATTATAAATGCCCCATTTGTAACAAGCTAGAAGATCAGCTGCGGGGCATTGGAGGTAATGCGGGAGTGTGGGTTTTGGATCACTGCCATGACTCACAGGTGTTTAGAGGTTTTTTATGTCATAATTGCAATTTAGCATTGGGTAAATTGAACGACGATATAGAAACACTACAAAGAGCAATTAACTATTTGAGTAAAGATAATGTTTGATATTAATAATTTTGAGGACGAGGCGGTTTGGGATTTGATTTGTGATGGACGCACCAAGGGTGTTTTTCAGCTAGAGTCTAGCTTGGGTAGACACTGGGCTAAACAGGTTAGGCCTAGAAACATCAAAGAGCTGGCCGCTTTAATTAGCTTGATTCGACCGGGATGTCTCAAAGCTAAGGATGCCAGCGGAAAGAGTATGACACAGGTTTATGTGGACAGAAAGTCCAACAAAGAACCTGTAACCTACCCAGACGAAGCATTAAAGGATTCTCTATCCGAGACCTACGGAGTTCTTGTGTATCAAGAACAGTCTATGAAGATATCCCAGAGGCTCGCTGGTTTCGACCTGAAGGAGGCAGACGCCCTACGTAAGGCCATTGGTAAAAAGAAGGCTGGACTTATGGAAGAGGTTAAGAAGAAGTTCCTAGCGGGAGCTAAAGAGCAGGATATTGTAAGCACTGAGGTCGCTGAAGAAATTTTCTCTTGGATTGAAAAGTCCAACAGGTACGCTTTTAACAAATCTCATGCTGTCTCGTATGCAATTAATGCGTATTGGAGCGCGTACTGTAAGCTCTACAGACCCATATCTTTCTATGTGTCGTATTTGAATCATTCAGAGAGGAAACCAGATTCCCAGAGGGAATTGAAAGAGCTGATTGTTGACGCTAAGTTTTCAGATATTGAAGTCTATCCTCCACGACTAAACCATCTTCACACAAGTTTTATTTCAAAAGAAAACTGTATCTACTTCGGACTAAATCACATTAAACATGTTGGTAGAAACGAGTGTAAAAAGATAGAGGAAATATGCGATAAAAACGACATATCTGGCTACTCGTGGATGGACGTGTTGACGAAAGTTATACACAGAGGAAGACTCAACAAAAGGTCTGTAACAGCCCTCATATCTGTTGGGGCTTTTAATGGAGAAAATAACAAAAGAGATAGACAGAAAATGCTATATGAGTACGATAGCTGGAGAGACTTAACATCTAGGGAACAACAGGGGATAGTGGATTTATCAGACAGTTTTGATAAGGGTCAGACTCTTTCTGAGAGTATATCTCAAATGATAAATACCACAAAAATAAACAGTAGAAGAATAACAACAGTTCTAGACATTAAGAAGATACTAGACAATCC